ACACTGGACCCGAACTCACGGGGTTTTAAACTGAGGTTATTTTAATGGGTAAGCGTGGGCCACAACCTACTGATAATGAAACGCTGGAAAATCGTGGTTCTTGGCGTGCATCAGCTCGAAAAAAAGCCGACAGAGCCAAAACTCTACCTATACAGCCTAAAATCAAACCTATAAAGTGTAAAGTTGATTATTCTACGCTATTAACGATATTGCCCAAATACAATCCTGAGATAGACAAGGGTGATTGTTATTTTGATAAAGAAGCTGCGGACAAAGTAATAAACTTTTTCCACAATGAATTAAGGTTTATAGAGGGTGAGCGTGCTGGCCAGGCATTTGCGTTGGAGTTGTGGCAAGTCGCCATTGTTGCCAATTTGTTTGGATGGAAGCGTCCGGATGGCTCACGTCGGTATCGGGAGGCATTTATTTTTTGCGGACGCAAGAATGGCAAAACTCCATATATTGCAGGTATTTTATCTTATATGGCTTTTGAGGATGGCGAGGCTGGCGCGCAGCTCTACTCGGCAGCAGCAGACCAGCCGCAAGCCGCATTGATTTACCGACATGCCAAAGGGATGATTTGCAAGAATGAAAAGCTACTTGAGAAATCAAAAATCTATACTTCATACAAGTCGATTGAGTTTCCCGCTACGGATAGTATCTATCGGGCGTTATCGGCGGAGGCGTACACAAAAGACGGCTTAAATAGTTCATTTGTGGTAATAGATGAGCTTCATGCCCAGCCGAACAGGGACTTAGTGGATGTATTGATAACATCGACTGGCACACGTTCTCAGCCTCTTGTCATTCACATAACCACGGCAGGATATGATAAGAATTCGATTTGTTATGAAAAGTACGATTACGCTTGCAAAGTCAGGGACGGAATTATTCACGACCCGTCTTTTTTGCCGGTGATTTATGAAGTTCCTCAAGATGCTAAATGGGATGATGAAAGCGTTTGGCCGCTGGCTAACCCAAATCTTGGTGTATCTATCGGGGTGGATTATTTAAGACGGGAATGTGAGCGGGCAAAGAACAGCGCCGCTTATGAGAATACGTTTCGAAGATTACACTTGAATCAATGGACTGATACTGATGTTAAGTTTATTACTCAGGACAAGTGGAATCTATGCGGCGGGCGGTGGCGTGAAGACATGACGGCCACAGGGAGCGTGGCTTATGCAGGTCTTGATCTATCAACGACCACTGACTTGGCTGCATTTGTCCTTGCCGTGCCTCAGTCTGATGGCGGTATCGCAATCAGGCCATATTGTTGGCTGCCGAGGGAAAATGCCCGAAAGCGTGAAATAAAGGATCGCGTTCCCTATGAGGCTTGGGCGCGGCAGGGGTTCATTGAATTAACCGAAGGCGATGTAATTGATTATGATGTTATTCGCCGCAGGATTAACGAAATCGGGAAGGAATATAACATCAAAGAAATTGCCGCAGACCGGTGGAATGCGACGCAGATTATTACTCAGCTTGGTGGTGACGGTTTTGAGATTGTTGCGTTCGGGCAGGGTTTCCATGATATGTCCGCTCCGACGAAAGAGCTTGAAAAGTTAGTTATAGGTGGTAAACTATATCATCCGAACCATCCGGTGCTTAATTGGTGTTGTTCCAATTTGTCAGTTGAGATTGATGCTGCGGGCAATATGAAGCCGTCGAAAAAGAAAAGCACGGAGAAAATAGACTTGATGGTAGCGTTGATAATGGCGATTGGTAGAATTAATGCTCAGCCGATTGCAAGTGAAAGTGTGTATGAGAGTCGAGGCGTTTTGACGATTTAGGAAAAAAGGAAAAGGAAATAGAAAATGATGCGATTTGTTGTAATTGCTTGTATTGGAAAAAATATGCGATAGTTGAAAATTTTATAACTGGACAGTGCAAACGATATCCTCCGCGATATAGTGCTGGAGATACAGATTGGCCATCAACTGATTCGCGGGAATGGTGTGGAGAATTTAAGAAAAAATAAATAAACCAAAAAATAGGGCATAGGGCGGATAGCTCCCGTCTGAGTTGCTGTATCAACGAGCCTATACAGAGGCGCGGTTGTTAGAAATAACGACTTGCGCCTCTTTTTTTTGGTTCTTACAAGTCCTAAAAGGCAGTAGCCAATAGGCAAATAGTATTCGAAAAGTAAATTATTTTAACGAAAAGGATTCAAAAATGGATCAATTAAAGAAACTTCGCGAGAAGAAAGAGGCAGTAGTGGCCGAAATGGACGCACTCTGTCAGGCCGCGACTGACGGCATAATGTCAGAAGAGGCTCAGAAAAAGTTCGATAGTTTGAAAGCTGAAAGCGACCTGATTGCCAAGAATATAGCCAATTTAGAGCGCGTTCTTGACGAAAAGGCCTCTGCGGAGCGTATCCCGCAAGCACCGCCCGCCGCTATTATAGCAGGCCAGCCTACCGCAAAGAGTACTCGGTTTACCGTTCCTGCCGAGGCTAAGAAGTGGTCAACTGGTTTGCGGGCATTTAAGGGTACTGATGGAGCAGAGCGTGCTTATGCTTCGGGCCAGTGGCTTGCCGCTGCGTTTGGCAGTGATAGTGCTAAGCAGTGGTGTAGGGATCACGGCTTGCAAATTCAATCAGTACATCAAGGCGGCGTAAATACGACCGGTGGGTACTTAGTTCCAGAGCCGTTGTCAACGGCGATTATCGAGCTGGTTATGCAGTATGGCGTATTTCGTCGTAATGCAGGCCGTGTACCGATGACAAGCGATACCATGATTATACCGCGGCGTAGCGGTGGTCTTACCGGCTACTTTGTCGGCGAGGGCGATGCAATCACATCGAGCACCAAGTCTTGGGATAACGTAAAACTTATCACAAAAGATTATGGTGTTACTACTCGTATTAGTAACCAGCTTGCCTCCGATGCGATAATCAGCGTAATGGACGACCTTGCCACTGAAATAGCACGAGTTTTCGCACAAAACGAAGACGAATGCGGTTTTAATGGTTCTGGCACAAGCACTTATGGCGGCATTACTGGTTTGCAAACAAGATTGAAGACGGTGGCATGGACAGCGCCTTCGGTCAATACTGGTGCTGGCGCGGTCGAGTGGGGCACAGGTACAGATCACAGCAATATCACCTCAGCAAATCTTACATCGTTAATGGCGTTATTGCCGACGTATGCCCGATTTGGTGCGAAGTGGTTCTGTTCGCCTGCGTTCTATGATGCCGTTATGACAAGGCTCGCATTGGCGCAAGGTGGTTCGACTGCGACCGAAATGGTTAATGGAATTTTGCAATATAAATTCCTTGGCTATCCGGTCGAACTGGTCGAGGTAATGCCGACGACCGGCACAGACCAGTTGTTTAGTTGCTATTTTGGCAATTTGCAAATGGCAGCTAAATTCGGCGACCGGCAGCAGCTTGCAATCGCCTCAAGCGACAGCGCGACTATCGGCGGCTATTCCGTTTTTGAACGGAATGAAATCGCTCTCCGTGGCACAGAGAGATTCGATATAAACGTTCACGATGTAGGTACGTCATCTGCACCCGGCCCAATAGTTGGCCTGATGTGTTATGACGCCGCGTAAGTGAATTAAATTAAACTTTTTTGCAAGGAGCAAAAATATGATTCCACAGAATGATCATGGTATAGTTGTAATGACGCCGATTCTTCAAACGGCGGCATCAACACACAATTTCAGTTTTTCTAAGCTGGACGCAAACGGCCAACCGTATGCGCAGGCGAATATCCTTTTTAATATGGGCACGGTTTCGACTAATGCCGACGACCTTTCAAATATAAAGGTCTATGAGAGTGATACGGTAACAACTCCGACAAGTATGACGCAGATCGTAGCCTTTTCCATTACAAATGGAACGGCCACTGATGCGACTCATGCTAACGCTTGGACATTTGGCGCGTCTGGTGCTGCACTCGGCGGTGTTGTCGAGTTGCAAATGGATTTGCGAAAACGCAAGAAGTATATCGGCGTGTATGTTCTCGCACCCGCTGCTTCTAACGTTGTAACATTCAGTGCAATGGCGATTCTTAGCCGTGGTGCTGAGTCGAGAGATTCGCAATCGCAGGCTAACCAGTATGGTTCTGTTTATGGCAACCTTGCTGCTACGAATGCACGGGGCAACATAATGAGAGTTATTGGGTAAGTTGTTTTCATTTCCTCCCCTTGGCGGTGGTTTTTGTGGCCGTCAGGGGGAGGGGTGAAAGTTTATAAAAAGGAAATGAAAGGAAAAAATGAAATGAGGCTTAATTTAGGAAGCGGCGAGTTTCCGCTCGATGGTTACGAAAATTTAGACAAAAGTAATGGCAAGGAAGTTTATCCGTTGGTTGCATACGCCGATAATTCGGTCGATGAGATCAGAGCGTCGCACATTCTTGAGCATTTTCCGCAGGCGCAGGTAATGGAAGTGCTTAGCCATTGGATTTCAAAACTTAAACAGGGCGGCATTTTAAAACTCGCCGTGCCTGATTTCGGTAGGATTTGTCAAGGGTATGTAAAAGGCGAAAATTTAAATTATGGCGGGTACATTGTCGGCGGTCAATCGAATGAAGATGATTTTCATAAATCTATTTTTGACAGATCATGCCTTATAAGAGTATTTGAGACGCTTGGCCTTGGCGATGTAAAAGACTGGGTATCAGAAGTAAAAGATTGTGCCAGTTATCCGATAAGTCTCAATTTGCAGGGTACTAAGCTCGGTATCCCCTCGTTGGTTAAAAATATAGGATACATAGATAAGGCATATATTCCAGCACTTACTGAATTCTCAAAAAGAGCGAAAACATATTATTCGCAAAATGGCGAAGATGGTATTTTGGAAGCAATTTTTGAAAAAATTGGTATTGAAAATAAATGGTGTCTTGAGGTCGGCGCGGCTGATGGTATTTTATTTTCAAACACCCGTCATTTTGTTGAGCAAGGATGGAATGCCTTGCTTATTGAAAGAGACGATGAACAATTCGATAGGCTCGTAAATAATATTTTGCCATACAAGAAAAAGGTATTTGTTTCAAAAGAGAATGTCGGTAATGAAAAAGGACTTGATTCATTGCTTGCCGAATTTAATGTCCCTAAAGATATCGACCTCGTGTGCATTGATGTTGATGGTCAGGACTGGCATATCTGGAATCAAATGCTTGAGTATAAGCCGAGAGTTATTGTTTGTGAATACGATCCGAAGCGTAAGGATGATGATTTTATTCCGATTATTGGCGGCGAGGGTCAGGCAGGAATGAGAACGACTGGCTGGCTTGCATCTGGAAAGAATTATCATAACTTAATAGTTACCGAATACAATATTATTGCAATTCGAGACGATGTAGCACTAAAACTACTTCCAGTAGTACCTAAAAAAGACATTAAAATTGCTGCGGTAATGTCAATGCCTCGTGTTGCGTTTACTGATAATATGTTTTCGTCAATGTCGGCGTTATTGCCGTTAGGAATTTCACTCGAAAGAGGTAGTGGCGTATTTTGGGGTCAGATTTTAACTCGGCTAATGGAAAGTCATCTTAATGATGGTACTGAGTTTATTATTACGCTTGACTATGATACGTATTTTACAAAAAACCAAGTTGTTAGATTGCTTCAAATGATGCAGGAGCATCCAGAGGCGGATGCAATTATCCCGATGCAAATGAAGCGTGAGTGTGATTATCCGCTTATTGGTAAGTTAAATGAGGAGCAAAAACCTATTATATCGCTTCCTGTAACTGCCTTTCAGTGCGATTTAATGCCGATGACTACAGGACACTTTGGACTTACTATTTTCAGGGTTTCAGCATTAAATAAAATGAAAAAGCCTTGGTTTTTGCCACACCCAGATCCGGTTGGTGGATGGGACGAAGGTAGAATGGATGAGGATATTCATTTTTGGCATACCTTTGCAGACAGCGGTCTTCAATCGTTTCTTGCTCCAAAAATCAGATTGCCGCATTTACAAATGATGGCAACGATTCCAGGCCGACTTGAAGAAGCGTTTAAGCCTCAGCATTATTACATTACTGATTTGATAAAGAATGGTTTGCCGGAATGGTGTGAGCCGAAGGTGGAGTTTTTAAAATGAAAATAAGATTATTAAAACCTTATTGTGCTTTTGCTAAAAACCAGATTTGGGATTGTCCGCATGTTATTGCTCCGATTCTGATAGCACGAGGAATTGCTGAAAAAGTTATAGAAGAAATAAAAATAGTAAAAAAGAAAAGGAATAAATAATGGCTTCTCAATCAAGAATGGAAAGTGATTTTTTTGTAGCGGGTAATATTTCCGCAAATACATTTACGCTACCCGCCGGAACGGTAACTGATAATGCCGTACTTGCGGCTACTAATATTGCCGCAACAAAACTTGAGCATCAGCACGAGATAATATTTGCTCAAGCTAATACTGCATCGGCAAGCCAAACCCAGATTGTTCACAGAGTACATGGTGCGACTGGCGAGGTAATAGCCGTTAAGGCCGGTTCTATTGTAAAGTGCGTAAGCGACGCCAGTATTACTATTGATATGGTCAAGTGTAATTCTGGCGGAACTACCTCTGTGCTGACGGGAGTAATTACACTTAATAGTAGTAGTACAAACTATGTTCCTGTTGCTGGCACAGTTGTTTCGAGCGGTGTTGAAGATTTGGTGGCTGAGGATTTATTAAAAGTTGTACTTACCGCAAGCGCAGGCACTGGCGGGACTGTTGCAACTGGCGTCTTTGCCTCTTTAATAGTTAGAGAAAAGGCAAGTTAATATGGATTATCGAATTACTACAACAAGTCCACCGCAGAGTGAGCCGATAAGTTTGACTGAGGCCAAACTGCATCTTCGTGTTGATGGTTCTACAGACGATACGCTTATTACTTCATTGATTAAGGCCGCAAGAGAATATTGCGAATCATTTCAGGGCAGAACGTATATAGCGACTACGTTTCAAATGAAGATGGATTCGTGGCCGGACGAATTAAAGATGCCGAATGCGCCGTTGTGGTCTGTCGATAGTATTACCTATGTTGATACCGGCGGAACTACTCAAACGTGTACGAGTTCTATTTATACGATTGATACGGTAGCCGATCCAGGCATTTTATATTTAGACTATCAGCAGGTTTGGCCGAGCATACGCGGTACACATAACGATATTACTATAAATTTTAACGCCGGATATTCAGCGTCATTTACTGCCGCCGATACCGATATATGTACTTGTTCTGCGAGAACATTTACGGATGCTACAAGAGTTAGATTATATAATTCAGGCGGTGCGTTGCCTGCCGGATTATCGACAGATACCGATTATTATACAAGAGATATCTCAGGTTCGACTTTCAAATTTTACACGGCAGCAACCGGCGGCACAGCGGTAAATATTACCGATACCGGTACTGGTACGCATTATATCGGGTGTGTTCCTGCGCCGATAATTGCGGCGATGAAAATGCTTATCGGCCATTTGTACGAACATCGAGAGGCTGTAACAGAAGTTGCATTACAAGAAGTACCCTTGGCTATCAAACATCTTTTATGGATGGATAGATTAACGGGATTTTAAAGATGAAAATAATTGATTCTTTTGCAAACTGGATTATTCGCAGAGCATCGACTAATACTAATCCTGAGCAGTGGTTCATAGATTATTTTAAAGGTGGTCAGCCGACCAAAGCTGGTGTTACTGTCAATAATGATACAGCCTTGCAACTATCGACTTATTTTGCCTGTGTGAGAAATATTTCCGAGGATATTGCGAAACTTCCACTTAAAACATATAAACCGCAAAAACCGCAAGGTAAAGAACTACTTACAGATCATCCTCTTTATAAGATTCTGCATGATGAAGCAAATTCTGAAATGTCGGCTATGACTTTCAGGGAGGTTCTTACCGCGCACTGCTTAAATTGGGGTAATGGTTATGCGTATATTGAGCGCGGGAGATATAATGATATTAAGGCATTATGGCCCCTTTTGCCTGATAAGGTCAAGCCGTATCGGGATGAAAAAACAAGGGCGATAGTTTACGAACTGTCTGACGATAAGGGCAATAAAGAAGATTTTCCGGCTTTTGAGATTCTGCATATTCCCGGACTTGGTTACGATGGTATTATGGGTTATAACGTTGCACGTTATGCTCGTGAATCGTTAGGGAGTATTACAGCCGCTGAGCAGCATGGCGCGTTTTTCTTTTCTAACGGCTCAAACGCAAACGGTATTCTTGAAATACCGGCGGCAATGAATGAGAAGGCAAGAAATAATCTTAAAGAATCATTCCATAAAGAATATGCAGGGGTAAGGAATAGTGGGAAGACAATAGTTCTTGAGGAAGGATGCAAATTTAATAAAACATCTATTCCACCAGAAGAAGCACAGTTTCTTGAAACTCGGCAATTTGCCGTGCCTGAAATATGCCGCTGGTTCAGGATGCCGCCGAATAAAGTAGCCGATATGACGCGAGCGCAAGGGTGGTCAACGCTCGAACAGACAAATACCGATTATGTTACTGATACATTAATGCCTTGGTTTGTTCGATGGGAGCAGGAAATTTACCGTAAGCTCTTAACAAAAGACGAAAAGAAACAGGGTATATTTGTACGGCATTTGGCAAATGCTTTATTGCGGGGAGATATCGCAGCAAGGACTACATCATATACGGCGGGTCGTAATGGTGGATGGTTCTGTGCTGATGATATCCGCGAGATGGAAGACCTAAACCCATTGCCTGATGGTAAGGGTCAAATATATTTGCAGCCGTTAAATATGGTAGAGGCTGGCACTGAGCCTGAGCCGCAGCAATCATTTGAACCAATCCCGCAAGAGCCTGAACAGAAAAAAGAAGATGATACCGCATCTAAAGCGGTAATGTTTAATGTTATTATGCCGAAGACTGAAATTGAAAAAACCGTTGATGCTAAGACGATTGCTTTTGCCGATGATTGTGCCGAACGAATCTCAAGCGCCGAGATAAGAGAAATCGAAAAGCATATCAGTAAATCCGAAGATAAAGAGGGATTCAATAAATGGCTGAATGAATTTTACGAAAAGCATGAGAGATATTGTATAAGAACTCTTATGCCGCTTGTCGGCCTAAAAGACGCTTCTATTCTTGCGATGTCTTTAATTGCCGACTATAGATTTGAAGGCGCAGATTTTGAGCAGTTCAAAAAAGAGGTAGTATTAAAGCACAAGGAATTTCTCCATGATATCCTTAAATAATTTAATGTCAATGTTTGCATGTCATCCGTGGGCGATTCGAGCCGAGAAATTACAGGCGATGATTGATATGTCAACTTCAAATATTGTTGCGGCCATTGAACGTCCCAAAGCTAATCAATCAACAGTGCAATCTGTAGCGTATCTACCGATTCGCGGGATAATTGACCAGCACGACAGTTGGTTTTTGCAGGCGTTTGGCGGAACATCTACAGAAGAGTTTGGCATGATGTTTGATAAATTTATTGCAGACCCGTCTATCGGAGCGATTGTATTTGATATAGACAGTCCAGGCGGATCGGTGTACGGCGTGCAGGAATTATCCGATAAGATTTATAATGCAAGAGGCAAAAAGCCTATCATTGCGATTTCTAATTCTCTTATGGCCTCTGCTGCTTATTGGATAGGTTCTGCTGCCGATGAAATTTATATTACCCCGTCAGGTGAGGCAGGTTCTATTGGCGTTATAGCAGTTCATGCTGATTATTCTCAATTTGAAAAAGGCATGGGCGTCAAGACTACTATTATAAAGGCTGGTAAATATAAGGGTGAAGGCAATCCGCATGAGCCTTTGTCTGATTCCGCTCATGCTGATATTCAAAAAAGAATTGATGAATATTACGATGCTTTTGTTGGTGCGGTTGCTCGCAATCGCAGAGTGAGTAGGAGCAAGGTTCTCTCGGATTTCGGGCAAGGCAGAGTGTTTGGTGCTAACGAAGCAAAGATGTCGGGTATGGCCGACGGCGTTATGACGGCAGAGCATTTGTTTAGAACGGTTCAAAGTCGTAAACAGTTGCCTAAAAAGGCCGCTGAGGAATTTAATAGGAACAAAATGGCCGTTGAAATGGCAAGGGTTAAATAATGCAGGCTGGTAAATTACAGCATAGGATAGCATTACAATCGTCGTCGGTTGCCGCCGATACGTTTGGCGAGCCGATACAAACGTGGACTACGTATGGCACGGTATGGGCGGACGTTCAGCCGTTTAGCGGTCGCGAGCGTCTTTATGCCCAGCAAGCCGGAGCAGAGACAAATTATCGTGTTATTATCCGATACAATAGTTCTGTATTGCCGACGCACAGGGTTTACTGGGGCACTAAGTATCTTGAGATAAATGCTGTTATTAATACCGGTGCAAATAATGAACAAATGGAATTGATGTGTAAGGAAATTCTTTAAGAAAGGTGATTTATGAAAAGGTTTATTTCGATTGTAGTTTTGGTTTCAATGTTGTTTGGCACGTATATTATTACTTTGCCCGCAGCGTATACTCCTGCCGGTACATTGGCTGCGTATAAGGTTTTCAGGGCAACGTCAGCAACGGATGATACAGGTCTTGCTGCCGGTGGTGCGGTATGGTCGTCGATATCAAGCATTGCGTATCCTGTTAGAAGTACAGAATCACGAGAGCAAAAAGGACTTGTGGCGATTCGCTTTAAGGGAACGGGGGCAACGGCAACTACAATGAATTGGGTTCTTTATGCTGTTAAAGAAAGTGGTGAACCCGCTCAGTTTGTTGCTTATGGCACGGCGGCAATAGGTGCGACAGAAACCGGCGAGACCGATGAGTATTATGCCAATACAATAACGATAACAGTTGAGCATTGGCTATCCTCGCTAACTAATGTGGCTGGTTATCAATATAACCTTGGCACTGGCGCGGTATCGAGCGGCGGAATAGCCTTGATTGCTTTTGATACTTTTGAGCATACCTATCTTATTTTGAAGATGTCAAGAGGAACGTGTACGACATGTGGTGCTGATTTTACAACTATACCGACGTTTAATAATTGAGAGATATTATGCGATGGCTAATAATTTTAATAATAGCTTGTTCATGTTTCGGCTCGCTTCGCAGCGATTTGAACGGCGATGGAATAGTAAATTTTCAGGATTATGCTATCGCTTCACAAAATGGATGGAACGTACAGGTACGCTCAGTAATAAGTCAATGGTTGGAGACAGATATGGCGAATAATTATCTTTCATTTAATGGAGCATCATCGTATGTGACATTGGCGGATTCTTCCGCTCTCAATGTTGGAACGGGCGATTTCAGCGTTAGCATAGCCGTCTATCCTGTCTCGCTGGCCGGTGCGGTTACTTATACTGTTGTTGATTTTTTCGATGAGGATACAAACAGAGGATGGAAAATAACGCTTGACGGATTAACTCAAAAGGCGACATTGCTTGTGTACGATACGGCGGTAACTAAATCGGTGGTGTCGGCTGCACTTACAACGGATACATGGAATTTTATAGCATTTACAATAGACCGCGATGGCAATGGCATACCGTATCTTGCAAGCGCGGCAGGAACTCCCATAAGTGTGGCAACGGCATCTGGGACACTGTCAAATCCGGCCTTACCAAAACAATTTGGCGCTTTACGGAATGACAACACTGGCCTTTATAGTGATTATCATAATGGGTATATAGACGACTTTCGTTTGTATGCCTCGGTATTAACTACTGGCGAAATTGCCGAGATTTATAATCTTGGGGTTGGCAGAAAGTATGCCGCGCTATCTACTGGCAAAGTGGCAGCAGCTGCGTTCCAGTTTGATGAAGGAGTGGGTTCTTATACGCTTGATAGTATTGGCGGGTTGCTTGGGACTTTAACAGGTTGCACGTGGGCAAGCGGCGGCGTGCAGTTTGCAACAACAACCAGTATTGAACAATCAATTTATAGCCTGTTGACAAACGATGCTTCGGTTACGGCATTAACATCAACAAGGATTTATCCGGCCATTGTGCCGGAGCAGGCAGCAATGCCCGCGATAACGTATCAGCAGATTAGCGGTGATAGGGAGCATGACTTTGACGACGCTATAGGTTATGCGACAGGGAGGTTTCAGATAAATTGCTGGGATGATAGTTATGGTGGGGCAAGAGTACTGGCAAATGCTGTACGGCAGGTATTAGATGGCTTCACTGGCACATCTTATGGTTTGTATGTTCATCATATATTTTTAATGGATGAGGGCGATATGCCGGAGATAGAGCCGGAATTAAATAGTACAAGAATCCGCTATGGTAAGCGGCTTGATTTTGAAATTACATGGGCAGAGTCAATTTAACGAAAGGAGTTATATATGGCTGGCAAAGGTGCGTTTGGAATTAAACTTTATTATTGCGGGTCTGGCACGGCAGTTACCAGTGGTACTGCTGTCGGCCAGATAACGGCGTGTGGCGGGCCGGAGTTTTCGAAAGATTCAATTGATGTTAGTGATATGGATTCGGCGACACGGGCCAAGGAATTTATTGGTGGCATGATTGACGCCGGTTCGCTTACAGTTGAGTTAAACTATTCGCCGACAATTACAACGAATCTGATTAGTTATGCCACGGCGACGGCAAATGCTAATTGGGGTGTATTGTTACCCGCTCAGGGCGGTACTACATCGACATGGCTGATAACCGGTTTCGTAGATAAACTTGGTCAGCCATCCGCAGATACTGGCGGCAAGTTGTCTCAGTCAATGTCGATAAAAATTAGTGGTATGCCCACTCATGCAACATCTTAATTTTTAGAAAGGAAATGAAATGCTTACAAGAGATCAGATACTCAAAGCCTCTGATATTGTTTATCAGCAGGTTGATGTTCCCGAATGGAATGACTTTGTTATAGTAAAGAGTTTATCCGGCACTGAAAAGGATATTTACGAACAGGGATTATTCGAAGGCTATGGTGAAGACAAGAAAATAAATATGGTTAACGCCCGATCTCGACTGTGTGTGCTGGGTATTGTTGATGCTAACCATAACCGACTATTGACTGATGACGATGTGGCGGCATTGGGTGCACATAACGGTGCGATTCTTGAGCGGATTGCAACAGTTATCCGGAAATTATCTGGTATGGATAATGAGACACCGGAGACGATGCAAAAAAACTCCGGCGGCGGCCTGAACGAAAATTCTATTTCCGTTTAGCCGCACATCTTGGCTGTACCGTTGCAGAGCTATTGAGTCGTATAAGTGCTAAGGAGCTTACTGAATGGCTGGCGTATTATTCAATCGAGCCTTTCGGCGAGGACCGGCAGGATTTACGAACGGCTATGATATGTCATATTATAGCGGTTGCTCAGGGTGTAAAGATAAACAGTAGAGAGCCGAGAATGGATGATTTTATTTTGAAATTCGATAGGCCGAAACAAACGGATGAAGAAATTGCTCGAAATATTAATATGTGGATGCAGGCGTTAAGTGGATGAGTTTCGTTGAAATAAAAATTGATGGTGGAGAAAAATTATCTGCCCAGCTTAAAAAGATTCAAAAAGGTCTTAGTGGAGAAATTGTTTTTTCGGCTATTAAGAAAGCGTTGCAGCCAACATTAAGTCAATCGAAACAAAATGCTATATCAATGGTTGGTGGAAAAATGGGTGCGTGGCTTTCTCAATCGTTATATATAAAACCGTTCAGACGCAAACGCAGAGGCAGTTCTGGAATGAATGTTGGGATTCATAAATCGTATAATTCATTTTTCGTATATCTTACGCGAATGGGATTAAGGCATTATATACCGTCTGCTATTGAATATGGCCATGCTAAAAGTGGAAAATCAATAGAGCATCGGGCGGCAAAGCTGGCAAGTATTGATACTCAAATAGAATATGGTAATGCTAAAGTTCCTGCCATTCCTTTTATGCGGAAAGCTACGGACAATACATTCCCATCAATACCTAAAATTTTTGAAGACGAACTAATAAGAAAAATAAATGAGGTTTCAAAATGAGTCTTGCCTCTTTAGTTATAAATTTAGTTGCGAGGACAGAAAATCTTGAGCAGGGTTTTGGTCGAGCGAATAATGAGATTACCAAATTGCAGCACACGGCTCGAATGTTTGGCGGTGACTTGGGACGGGTGATAGGGAGCGCAAGCAGAGTAGGAGGAATTGGTGCTGCGTTGTATTTAGTTAATCGGTCAATGAATGAAGTAGCAATGAATAGTGAAAAATTTAAAGGTCTCATGACTGATACTGAAATTAATCGTATCAAAGAATATGCCTCTTGGTGGCAGGATGTAAAACTTAGTATAACTGCTGCCGCCGCTTATTATGGCCAATTATTAGTTGCATTGGTCAATCCTACCTCTGGAATCACGGCAGGGATGCCGTCCATTGATTGGGCTAATATTGACAAAAACAGAGCAAAAACTGGCCAACTGGCTGAGGGAGCAATGGCTGCTGTTGATCCTGCTTATGCTGCAAAAAAACAATACGACTCTCAAGTTAAGCTATTTAAGTGGATGAGGGATAACAATAAATTCGCTGCCGGAGATTTTGAAATGTGGGCAGCAAAAGCAAAGGCAAGATACGATAAGTCAATCGCCCCAAGTAAAACTGAATCAGTAGAGATGAGTAAGGAAGAACTTGAATTTACCAGTAAATATGCTTCGACAATGGAAAGGGTAAATCAGCTTAGGGAACAATTTACGGATCAGCTTAAACTTGACGCCGGGATATCGAGAGAATTGCTCGCAATAGAAAAAGCACAAATATATGTCGAAGAAAATTTTAAGGGAGCATATCGCGACGAACTATTAAATCGTCTTCGTGTTACCGAAGAACTCCAAAGACAATATGATTTGGAAAATAAAAAGGCTGACAAAACAAAAGATGCTAAAGATGCTATTGACGAACAAAGAATTTCTTCGAGTATGGATACTTTTGGGCAATTAAGCAAGGATATGTCTATAAGCGGTCTCAAAATTGGCAGCGATAGCACTATGACGATATTGAATAGAATTGCAAAGGCAGTGGAAAGTACAGATAGAAAAACAGTTCCTGATGTTGTTACAAAATAGAAAGAAGATATGGCGATAAGCGTAGAGCTTGACAAGATGCAGGGGCATAATGTTGTGCAGTCTGAGAACGGATGGGAACTGACAAGAATGGCGATTGTCAAGGGTGTTACCGGCGATGGCGATGAACGGCTTGTAAATGCTATCGTTTCAGCCGAGGTTAGAACTGCCGGTATGCCGACAATATACGATGAACATCCGGCAGTTCCAGCAGCAATACTTAGGGAATTACGCCCGCGCCCGATAGATAGTGAAACGGTGGAAGTTACATTGGTTTATCGGAGTAATGGCTTTGTGTCATTTCCTAAAAATGCCGCGCAAATTACTGTCGGAGCGTCAGTCCAGCAAGTATCGACAAATAGAGATAAGAACAATGCAGATTTAAGCGTAAGTCATACATGGACTACTGCCGAAAAAGATAAACATGGCGTAAGTCCTACTACGAGTCCAGATACTCAGGGCGGCGAGATAACAGTATTCAAGCCGCAAACTACTTTTGATTATGCCATTCGGCAGAACTACGCCCCTGACGCTTTTTCTTTGTCGTATGTCGGTAAGGTAAATAGTTCAACATGGAAGGGTGGGTCGGCGGGTACATGGCTATGTACCAGTATTAATGGACGGAGTAGTGATAACGGTTCGACATATGATGTTACGTATTCATTTCAATATCAGGCGGCTGGGTGGAATCCGTTCTATTTCTATCGAATGCCCGACGGCAGGCCGCCTGCTGTTACAGACGCCAATAGTCTAAAGCAAGTAAGTTACTATGAAACCGCAGATTTTACCGGAATGCCTGTATGATAAATAAATTTACACAGGGTAATGCTTATACGGTTGCAAGGCTTAATGAGCTTGTCAATGCTATAAATAGTCTTAACAGCTTTAGCGGTGATGCTTGCATACGTGTAACACGTTCAGTCAGCGGCTATACTTTTACACTTGACCTCGACCAGTTAAACGCAAGGATTATAAAAGGCGGATCATCAGCCAATAGCACTATTAAACGTGCTATTACCACAGAGGCCGCAGGCGCTTCAACAAGTATCACGTGTAATTTATATGACGGTAATGGAGCAGAGATAACCAGTGGCGAGGGTTCGGCTATAGAGGTTTATTGTTCTGTTATCGGCGGCGGCAATTTAAACGCCGCTGTTCCGAGACTTGAAGATAACGATGATTTATTTGTAGTCCAACTGCCGTATAGTTCAACGGCAACGCGATACTATTGTGTAAGTTTATTCCAGGCTTCGCAGGAGTGCTGAAAAATGGTACTGGTTGGCTGGGATGTTGATAATCTTAAATTACTTACAACCGGTGCAAAGGTCTGTGAGAGCTGTTGCGGTGCGCCTACTTACGATTGCCCGATAACGTGCAGTATCCCAGACTGGAATACTAATTTTGTATACGCTATTAGCGATTATGTATGCTACGGCGGAGTGACATGGGTATCAGAAAGTGCTGCAAATCAAGGGAATGTCCCATCAGGGCCATCCGAGTATTGGACGCAAACAAGTGAAGATTGTTTATACAATGTTTTCTGCACGGCGGAATATGTTACCAGTGCATGCCCGTTATTTCCTGCCGGACAAGTGCCGAAGTACATTAGAATCGCTTTTGCCGATATTACTGTATCGACCGGAGATGACCCTTATGGGGCACCGTGGGATGAGATATTCACCTATAGTCTTAACGGATGTTATTGCCTTACCTACATGGGTTATACAAGCCCTTGGTATTTGTGGCAAGCGACGTTACCAAGAGGTATTTGGAACGGAGTCACTTTTTATCCAGACCAGATTCGGGTAGGATTCCATGCCGTAAATGCCTATCTCGCCACGATGGGCAATTCATATTACAGCGCAATTGGTTCACGGGATTATGCCATGTTCGATGTTGATGGAATAGGTGCGGATGTATCGTATCTCCATAGCGATAACCACGATGATTCAATCGGGCTAAATGGTCATGCCTGTCTTTGGAATCCATGCACGGAGACGTGGATATGACCTGCTGCGGAAAGGTAAAGGCTATGACAAATATCGCACAAGGCAATATTAACCTGCTGGCTGAAAAGATATTCCACCTTGCCACTTTGCGGCATGAGCAGGGCGAGGCACGGCAGCGAATATGTATGGCCTGCCATAACCAGACTTGGCTCACTAAAACATTCTATCTTCAATGGCTTGCCAAGAATATGCTGGTAATAACAACGCACATTGAGGATTTGACGCAGTTGCCCGATCTACCGAAAGAAGAAAACAGTAAAGGGAAAAAGCTGTTTTGTATAAAGTGTAAGTGCTGGGTAGTTGCAAAGACAAGGGCAAAAGATTCTGTCTGTCCGATAGGTAAATGGTAAATAACAAACTTAGATAACTGAATAAAGGTAACAATGTTACTGATGAAATGGATAAAAAATAGTAATGGGAAAACATCGTTGCATTCAAGATGATAGACTTAAAGAAATTGACCAAGCAATCAAAGAATTTTATCGTAAGGCAGAAGCGATAAATATGTCTCATGTTGAAATAAAAAAAGACTTGGAGACCATAAATAAGAAGCTCGATAACGGTATTACGGGCGGCCTTAATCATATTACCAAATTACTCGAAGGAACTGGCGAAAATGACAGGGGTTTGTGTTTGCAATTTGCAATCCTTCAGAATGAACATAAAAATCACATGCAAACGGTTGGCACTGTTAAGAAGGCGTTCTGGTCAAAACTTGGTGCACTTGCTGCCACGGCAATCATTGTCGGCGCTGTTGTCGGCATGATGCTTTTTGTTTTCTTATGGGTACTTAAAGTTATTAAGATATAAACTTAGAAAGGATATTTTATGGAATGGTTACAGGAACATTGGAAGGACATTGTGGACGTTATTACTTATGTGATTGCGGCATCGTCGATTATTGTCAGATTGACACCAACAGAAGCCGACAATAAAGCTCTTGACAAGACAATTAAGGTGCTTCAATTAGTCTCATTGAATAAAAAATAAGGTTTCAGGTCATTCTCTCCCTCCAATGGCGGTGCTTCGACAGGCCGCCATTTTATATTGCGTTTGCCAAGTCTTTATGTTTGTTAAGTTCTTTTGCATCAATAAAATCATATAGATTTTTGTCATAGCCACGAATCATTGTATCGAGTGAAACATTTCTTTCGTTTTTACGAATCATGTTCTCGCAGAACAATAATAGGGTATTGTTTATAAAAGGATGATTGTTTATGAAGCGATAGATATGTTCGATTTGTTTTTGTCTGCGATGTGGAAGTGAGTTATAAATTCTGTAATATTCCAAACCTCGTTTTCCAGCAAGCATCCAATATTTTCTATTGCGCAGGCTTTTATCTTGGCCTCTTTTTCCGGTAGGAATTGGCGATATGATTGTAATTCCAGCAAGCCGCCGCCGTGCGCCTCGAATAGCCGTTCTTCTTCGTGTGTATGTTTGAGAAACAAAATCGCCAGCTATGTATTTGTATCTGTTACCAATACTGACTATTTTACAATCCATTTTATTCCTTATGCTATATATTCCGGCAGACGCTTTTCAATTTCAGCTTCTAAGGCCGTTAATGCTTCGTGTCGAGTTCTGCCCTTACATTCTACGGTATCACAGCCGACCGATAAGGCATCGTACATACCATCGCCATAATAGTTATAACGAATAACGATAGAGGTGTGTCTGTGTAGTGGTGGGCGTTTCAGGCCAAAGGGTCGAGTCATTTAGTCCGTTTCTGAAAATAAATCCCTACTGAAAACAATTTAAGATTTGCGCCAATATGCCACTCTCCATTACGGCAACGAACTTTGTATAGGTCAAATGATAGTTTCCACTGAAACCAAAACCAATAGAATTGAAATCGTCGTGTTGTAATTATCATTCACTTACTCCATTTACCCATGTTTTTTTCAATATTCTGCTTCATAAGTCCGTTCAAATATATCTGGTTTACAGGGATAGAACTCGCCTTTAATACCCTTAACAATCCAATCGCCCGGACAAACAATATGCCCGCCTTCAAGGGTATCAATCCATCCATGAACGTGCATTACATTTTTACAATATTGACAAAATTCGTTGCCATCACCTATAGGGTTGCGATAATAGCGAACAACTTTACCTTCTGACATAAAAATTTCTTTGTCACCTTCGTTTGGTTGTATTGGAATACAATTATCTTCTGGATGGTCGCCATTTTTAAACCATTGTACCGCTTCAACCACTATAGGTTTTTTTCTGTATTTCATTCTTTCACCTCATTTACCCATGTTTCCGCTATTACATTCGCATCGGCTATTGTCGGGATATAGACATGGCAAAAGTCCGAGTTTGCCACTATTGACCATAATTTAAAATTTACGTGTTGCAAAGTCCTTGGAGTTCCATCGCACCGAAGCCAGTCAAAAATGGCTTGCATTTGGCAAGGTGTTAAAGTTTGCGCCCTTATGTTGCATGAAAAGCAAAATATGACACACAAAATAGTTAATGTTGCATGGGTGAGTAGGTATTTCATTTTTTATTTTCCTTCTCCAATTTCAAATTTTAGTTTTCCCTGTAGGGGATGCTTATCCACTCGTGGCCTGCTCGGTACGCTCCAGGAGCCGCCGCGACATTCGCCCACACATGTCCAGCCAGCCGCCGTAATTGATGTTCCGCTTTCACTATTGAGAATATAAGTAACGCATTTTCGATAACCCAATTCTCTGGCTATGCGCCAACTTGCGGCATAGAGTTTTGAGCAAGCATTTTTCGTGCCATCTGTACAAAGTCGTGTAACTTCAAGAGTCCAGCCATCATCTATCCGTCTTGATACCGGCCTGCCAACAATAGCCACACCTACAATTTTTTCGCCATCGGCAAGCCCGATAGAAAACTTATGTCCAACAACTTTGCCATGATGCCTGTGATGCTGTGCCACAAAGGCATTGGCTTCATCAAGGGCAATCGGAACTATTTCAAGTTTTCTTTTATCTGTGTCCATCTGTGTTAATCTGTGGCCCTCACAATCCTGTCAAGTTCTTCCATTGTTTCGCAAGCCTTACACCAGCCGAACGTAACGCCTGCGCCTTCCTCTGCCGCATCACATCTGCAACAATAGGACGCTAACGCCTTGTTCTGTAGCCGTACCATTGAGTTGTCGCACTCGTAACAGTCATCCTGCGAATCATCTTCGCACTCCTTCAGGAACTTTTCAAGGTCGGTCATTTTTCATTCTCCTTCATATAACATGGAGCATTAATCCTATGCACTACGGTTTCGTCATCTGGTTGGCCACAACATCTCTTCTTTCGATGCGATTGGCGGTCGATGTTTTGCAATTTACAGACACATTGGTCTAATTGATGCTTACATAATGGACATTTGCCACCAAAATCCTTGTTGGTTGCAGTTTCAAGTCCAGTCGAGAGTATTGGAAGTAACCGGCTCTCCAACTCTTCCACTCGCTTTTTCAGGGAGGCGTTTTCTCGGTATAATTCTGAGCATAACTCTTTTTCTGCTTTATTCATTTTTCATTCTCCTTTCAAAAGCACCTTGGCCGCCATTTGGCTAACGGCCAAGGCTATAATTATTAGTAGCATTGTCTCCTTGTACTAAACTGGGTCAACGCTCCCATTATTTTTTGCCGCTTCGTCCCATTTGGCAGCAGATAGTTTTACCGCCTCTGCCAAGAAGTCCTTTTCGGCTTGGGTTATTGGTACGCCCGTTCCAAGCCGAGTAGCAATATCCGACAACTGTGAAATTGCTTTTAAAATCAATAGCATGTCTTCCATTTTTTATCCTTTCTTGAAAATTACAAAACGTGGAATCCTGAGGGTAAAACATCCTCTCCGATATTTATGGCTTGACCGAAACCGTTGCCGCCGATAACAAGACTCATTTTACGAGCGATTGACCATACGACAGGCCACCCGTCTTTGTCCCGCAAATCCTTATCTGCGCAAACAAAATGAAACGGCGATCTTGGGTTATCATAGCCAATCCAAGTTCCAACTTGCAGTTTCTCCGTAAATGGAATTCTTGGGTCTCTGACGGAAATTGCCACCGCCCCATAACCAGCTTCTTTCATCTTTGTTAGAAACTCATTTAACATTTTAAACCGTCCTTTCTAAAGTTTTTCCCATTCAAAACCTAATAACAAATACTGCCACATACGCCACCACCAGTTGGGCATGGGTGCGGGGCTTTCTATTACTATCGTTGTGTTTTCGCTTTGCCTGTTAATACATAACTGACACTGTGGTTTTTCAATATTCATTTTTTACTCGCCTGATACCGTATCAGTTCGTCGAGAATTTTATTGAACGCTTCAATCACATCCGGCGGAGTATTGCCCATCTTGTCAGCCTCATACCAGATATCAAGATAGGTTGCGCCTTCGTGGACGGCAATGCTAATCTGCTGTGTCTCCTGAGGCGAAAACTTACCCAACTCCTGCAATAGAGTAAGGTCGTCTACAATGGCAATAAATGACTTCTGAGCCACATAAAGTCGATTTTGGGTGGTACATCCTGCCAATGGAACGACCATTAGCATGCAAAGAATACCTGCTGTTTTCATACAAATCTCCTAAATTAAGTTCAATCTGGCGAAGTCTCCGAACAATTCGGTCGCTTTCGCGTTATAGGCAAGTCCTGCTTCTTTTTCTATTTTAAAAGTTCCCATTCGGTAACAAACTCCATCCTTACGCAGACAGACAGACCAACCCTTATTATTCCAATAAACGCCCTTGTATAATGATTTACTTCTTGCTCTTTTTGGACGGTTATAGCTGTTCTGCAATCTTGTACAGTTTCTTAAATTGCACTTTCTATTGTCTAATCCATGCCCGTTTTTGTGGTCAACTTGGTCTTTGCTTTTAGTTTTGGCAATCTCTCTGCCCATCTGAACCGTAACCTGCCTTCCTTTTGTTCGTCCGGCACGGCGGGCGTAGAAAGTTCTCACTCCAACCATAGTCTGCCATTTCCATTGACTCAGCCATTCGTAATCTTCGGTATCAACAATGGCGTGTTTCCCCTTGGTCAGCGGAATTAAACTAATCGACAATAATGGACATTTAGTGTGTTTGCAGGGATACATAAGTTCTCCAAAATAAAAGCTGTTCGGGATGAAGTGAAACGACATGGCCGTATTATTACGGTTTGAGGTTTGCGCCCGAACAGCCAATTTTTGTATTATTTTTTCCATGTCATTCACTTCGTCCATTATTATATCATATTAAAAACTATTGTCAAATCTTTTATTTTGCTATGCCCACAAGGCACAGCAACAACATGATACTACATACTTTTTTCATACTGATTTCCTTTCTGAATATAAATAACGAATAGTAATTTTTTTGTGATACAAGTGGCCATCAGTAACTAAGGCATCAGCCTGTTTGTATAGCCAATTCCTGATTTGTCGCCTGCCTTTTGGCGTCATGTTTGCCGCATCTTTAATTGTTAGAATTGCCGCACTTTTTGTTTTCATGTTTTTCTTGCTTTCTCTGATTTCTATGTTTTACATATTCCTGAATTGCTTCAAAACATTTATCGCATATATCTTGTTTGTTCCAGATTCCACCTTGGGAATCCCAAAAGAATTTCCACATTTTAAATTTCTTTTTGATTGCTAAACAATAACTTACATTTTCTGTTTGTTTGCAAATATCACATTGGATAATTTCCATGACTTTTCCTTTTTAAAATAAAGTTTTTACTTAAATAAAACATTGCCCGCTTCGCTGTGTTGTGGCTGGTTCTCATCGGGACGGCGGCAGCCACCAGCGAAGCCCGTATCCGTCCTGAACATCTCCAACGTAGTTACCACAGGCAATGTTAGTCCAAGCCCAGACTTGTATAATGCCTGAGCATTTTCTTTTCCGTAAGCAATAAGTATCGAGGCTGCACCGCACCCGCCGCCAGTGGGACTTATAAGGCCATCTGCATAATATGAGGCTTGCTCAGCAGGTATAAACTGAATACGCCCTTTGATAAAACAGATAGCATCTGCGGCAGGAACATAATCGTGAAACCATCGCGTATCAGTTCGTGCGAAAACAAGGGCTATTCCGCCGCCATGATGCCGTGAAAGTTTGTCCAACCAGCATGGCGTATCTTTTCCATAAGGGGGATTTAGCCAAATATTGCCAAGCCATTCTTTGAAAAAACCATCATCTTCAACTGTGTAATGATGCTTTGCCGGAATCCACCTTGCAATATCTGCGCCCGGACTGCACGGGTCTAAATCAAATTCAATTGCCAACGCTTTGAAGATTTCTCGTGGCGTGTACCATTCCTTTGATTCGTTATAAGTGCTTTCGTGTGCAAAACCTCTCATTTTGTTATCCTACTTAATAATAACTACAAATCCATATTGAAATAGCTACAATAGCTAAAATCACTAATGTTAGAATTGCACACGGCCAGCGAGAATATTTTTCGTCAGGCATTT